AACGGGAGTAAAACACGCTGCAATCGCGAGCCCGCTAACGATAATGTCGCGCCCGTCGATATGTACGCCTGCTGCGAGGTCTTTTATAAATTGCGCGGTATTCCAGCCGCCAATCCACACGGCCGCCGCAATCTGTCCCCATAGGCTCGCGCCCTTTGCTTTAATGCCTTTGCTCTCGGTTTCCACTTTTGCGAGTTCCGGGTCGTTTATTTTGTTTACGGTCATTTGTTCCCCCTTGCGATTTTTTCCGCTACGCTGTAGCAAAATGCCTCGAAAAGTGCCGGTTTTTCCGTCCATAATTTCGGGCAATCTTTCCAGCCAACAACGCCGTGGTGTGTTATAAGGTCGGCAGCGTCCAAATTGTAACGCCTGCATATATCCGCGCATAATTCTATAGCGCTGTTAATTGTCGCGTCGCTAAAATTGCCCGCAGCGTCCACGGGGCAGAGTTCTACGCCGAGCGTGCAATTATTCGGCGAATTTGTCTCGCTTGCATAGCGTCCAAAACGTCGGCGCGCCTCGTCGGTATACACTTTATTACTTGCCGGGTCGCGCTGGCTGCTGCCACAATGATATGCGATTTCGTACTCGGGTACGGCCGCCACTATTAGCCCGTTTTGGTCTATGATGTAATGCGCGCTCGCATAGCCGCCGCAGCCGGTTTTCTTATTCTCGAAATAGTCGCGATTTTCTTTTGCGTTTGCGGACGGATTAGCCGTCCAATGTAAAACGACGCCGAGCACTTCCTTTAATTTTCGCCCGGGTCTGCTGTATTCGTTGATTGTTAAAAAGTCGTGTATAATCTGCATACTACCCCCGCGCCTCGATTATGCGGTCGAGTTTGCTTTCAATGCGCGAGCACGTAGCCTCGATATTGTGTAACTCTGTGCCCTGCGAGCGTATGTCGCACTCTGCCGAGTTCATGCGGCCGTATAGTTCCGTGAAGTTTGCCGAGATTTTCGCGCGCTCCTCTGTGTCGCGTTTCTCGTTACTCTCTAATCGCTCCATAAGCCGCCCCACGCTTGCGCCCAGCTTTACAAGCGCAGCAATAACGCCGCCTATAAAACCCGCAATAGCGATACATAGTGATATTGTTGTGTAGATATTCATTGTGTCCGTCCCCGCGTATATAGTCATATTTATAAAAAAAACGCCCCGCGGGTAGGGCGTTTCCCCCCGATGTCAAAATTAGTCCGTAGTTTTGGTGTATTCGAGAATACAATTATATGCAGTATTTATATAAGCGTTTGTTGTTCGTATATGTAACTGTGTTCTATCGCCCGACAAACTGAAAAAATACGAAGTGCTTGCATAAAATCCGCTTGGGGTATTTCCTCCGTTAGTTTCTGAAAAACCTTGTACATTTACCACTTTATCAACGTTTGAAATACTGTGTGCCACGTCCATACTTGTAGAAGTAATAAGTGCATTAAAAACTTTTCTGTAAATCGGTTTTCCGTCAATCCACTTTTTGCCCGTGTTTATTTCGCTAGTAGAATAACTGTTGTTTTCGTTGAAAGTCGCTAATACGTTATCCTGTGCGTTTTCAGAAAGTCCGCTTGTTGCTTTGATTGCATACTGTCCGCTTGAAAGTGTCGGCAATCCTAAAGCACTTGCGGTCGGTGTTGTGTCCGTTCCTAATAAAGCATACAAAACGGGATATAATGTAATGTCGAATTGCGTGCCTAGTGGTAAATAATTACTCGGTATCTGATTTGAGCATACGACAATAATTGTTCCTACGGGATTTCCTGCCCCTACGTCTGCGGTTACGGGGATTATCTTTTTTACTCCGTTTATTGTCTTTATAATCGCTAACATCTTTTGCTCTCCTTTAGCCTTTTGTATAATACAATGTAAGGTAATACGATAGGTTAGTATCGGTTGAAAACTCTGCTACAGAATATTCAACGCTATTTGTAAAATCTTTACTAGCATAGTTTATTCTGCTACTTGCCGAAAATATTTGCCCCTCACTTTTAATTATGTGTCTTTGCTGATTATCATTGAAAAACTGAATAGAAGTCCAAGTATTATTCCTAAAAATACCCGTACCCGTTTTAGTTATTTTATAAATCGGTTTTCCGTCTATCCAAGTTCCGCCCGTTGCCTGCTCTGTTTCTGAATAACTAAGGCTTTCCGCAACCGCATTACTTGTTACTGCGTGCAGGTTTCCGCTTTCCACTGCGTTAATAGGTTGTGAAAGTTCCGTTCCCGTATCTTTGGTTATTACAATTTGCCCTACGGAAAGGTTGGCAAGGTCTGCGGTAACGGCGGCGCGGTCGTCGTATATCGGGATTTTTTCGGTTGGCACTTGCTCGAGTGTCGGTGTGTTTGGTGTGGTATGTCGGTCTACGATAAATTGTTTCATTCTTCGCCCCCTGCGTTTTCTTCCTCGTCCGGCGCGGTTTCTTCTTCCTCTGTTTCTTCCGGCTCGCTCTGTGCGGCTGGTGTCGCGCGTTCCTCGCCCTCGATATATGGGCTTAGTTCGTCTACGATTACGATTGCATTGTCGCCGAGATAGCCCGCCGAGCCCTCGGGAATTGCGAGCGCTGCCTGCGCTGCGGCCATTGTGGTGTAGCGGTTTACGCTCGAGTTACCGCCAGCGCCGGCTAGTGCGCCGAGTGCGGCCTCGACTGTGGTGTAGTCCTGCCCCTCGAGGTGTATTGGTGTATCGAGTGTTTTATTTTGTTTCGGTGTGAGGTCGGCAGCCGTCGCCAGCTTGTTACTTGCCGACGCGTCGCTCGGGATAATTGCGTCAATGTCTGCGACGTCGCCCGCTACTTCGTCTATTGCTGCTTTTACTACTTTATTTTGTACGGGTAATGCGCTAATCTCGCTCATTTCGTCGTCGGTGTATTCCGCTACAATGTCGCGGATTGCGCCCGGGTCGCTGCGTGAAAAATAATCATTATATGAGCGTGGAATAATGAGCCCGTCTACTTTTCCCATATCTAGCCCCCATTACCCGCAAAATGCAACGTTTATACTTGTTTCTGCGGTAAGACAATTTACACGAATACCCGTTACGGCGTTCGCAATCATAACTACGCGGCTTTCGGTCTGTGCTACGCCGTAAACGTCGTCCCAATAGCCGCCGGTGCCGTCCTCGCCGATTGTTTCCGGGCGATTGCAGCAAACCTCAACGGTATAGCTGGCGGTTTCGCCCTCGGGAATATGTACGGCAACGGTTACGGCTGCCACTCTGTCGGGCGGGTTGATCCAAACGCCCGAGCCTGCCAAAACGTCGGCCTCTACGTTAATGCCCGTTGTACCCTGTCGGGCGCGTGGTGTTACTCTTGAATATGCCATTATTTAACCTCGCTTTCTGTGGTGTTATCTGCCGGCGCGGTTTCTGCCGGCTCTGCTTTCGGGGCGAGTACAAGCTGCTGAAAAACGGCGACTTTCTCGTCCTGTGCTAAAATCTTGACAAGCTGCGCGTACAGTTTGTCGTCAATAATTCTACTCATGCGTATATAGTCATTTTTTGAGGAAATAAAAAACCCCGCGAGAGTGCGGGGCGTGTGTTTATTCGTCGCCGTCTAGGGCGTCCATAATTACAAACGTTTCGTCGGCCGTAGCAAGCCGCCAGCCGTCCGCGGTTTCCAGCGCGTACACGGGCAAGCCGACGCACGCGTCCTCGTCGCCGTCGTGCAAGCGGTAAACGTGTACGCCGTTTTTAAGTGTGTAGCGGGTAATTTTCGGGAGCCCTTGCTCCTGCGCAAATTGCTCTATCGTCATTTTGTCGGCTCCATAATTTTATTTAATACGTTTAAATTTACGTCGCACGCCTCTACGTCCATAAGCTGCACGGTGGACGGCCTAACGCGTTTCAAGTAGTCCAGCACGTCCGCGCCCTTGAATAATTGGCCGGTCTGCGGGTCGTAGATGTGAAGCACGCCGCCGCGCTTGAATATGTGTACAATGTGCGCGCCGCTGCGTTTCCATGCAAACTCTATCGTATAGCGGTTATTAGATTTTAACTCATTTTGCAGATATTCGAAAGTCTTTTTTACTGTCGGCTGCCCCGGGATAATATATGCCGGCGGTTTGCCCGTCGTGCGGTCTACCCACGCGAGCGAGGTGTCGTGCGATAATACTTTAAGCATTGAGCCGTCGCTATTGGCGAGCGTCTGCACGTCGTAACCGCGGCGCCTCATTTCGTAAGTAACTACGCAGCTTTGGCAGTTTGTACGGTAGCCGCCGCCCTTGTTAAAGTTCGGATTTGGCCGCGCGTGGTCTGCCTTGTCGAAGTCCATAGCCGCGCCCGGAGTAATGCCCGCTATTTTTTTCGAGCGTGAATTATCGAGCCGCTTTATTTCGTGAGCGAGTTTATTATTCTTTGCGTAGTCCATAGCCGACGGGTTGAGCGCCCGAGGCTGTGCGCCGTCGATTGTGCCGACAAACTCGCGCGCCGTGTCGCGTGCTATGCCGGTCTGCTTTGTGAAGTCGCGCGCCCTCTGCTGCCACTCGCCGATTTTTGCGCGTGCTGCGGTGTTGTCAATTCCCGCCGCGTCCTGCACGATTGCGCGCCGCTTGTACTTGCGGACATTGCGCTCTATACCTCGCAGCTTTTCCTCGGCGTCATAGCGTGTCATTTCTTTACCGTCGTATGTTACGGTCTGCTTTGCCATTTCGTCGAGGTCGTCTGTGGTGTAGTGGCGCTCTGTACCCTCGAAATACGGGTAATATGAATGTCGGCAATTTATACCGCAAATGCCGTCGATTGTTCCCAGCCCGCAAACGCTAAACGGCGGGTATTTTTCACTTGATCC